ACGCTGGCCGGAAAGTTTTTTGAGTTCGGCAAGAAAGGATTTTGCGGTGACGCCACCAAAACCGATCTCATCATAAATGGACACTTCGGCTTCGCCGTCTGCGGTCTGTTGAATTGCATACCAGTGGCGCGCGTTCATTGCGCTTGCTGCGGTGTCAATGCCTCGCCGTTGTTTGTCGGCGGTGCAGGGTTGGGATTGAAGGTGGCGATGCTGTCGGCGCTGATGCCAAACTCGGCGGACAAGTCGGCGAGATACTTGGCCTCGACGGCGCGCTGGCGAAGCTGGTCTTTCCACTCAAGGCCGCGCTCGCTGTAGTCTTCGGCGTAGGTGCGAAGGCCCGCGCGGACATCGTTGAGATTGGCTTGCGCTTCGCGTCCGTAGTCCACGGATGCAGCCGCCGGGCGCTGCCATTCGACGCGCCACCAATTTTCGTTCTGCGGAAGGAGGCCGCGCTGCATACCCAAGCTGATAACGTGGGCCCAAACGCGGGAGCAGAGGCGGTCGATCAGCAGGGCTTGGCGTTGCTCAAAGGTGCGTTGCGCTCGGACGAGCACGGCGCGCAGGGCCGCGCCACCCGCATCGGCAGGACGTGCGGCAAATTCCCACGGCACGCCGATGTTGAGGCAGACTTCGCGGAGGAGAAGATCGCAGAAGTCGCGGAAGTTTTGTGTGGGGCGGTTCGATGTCCACGAGATCAAGTCCTCGCCCATGCCGAGGCGCGGGATGGCGCCGCCTGCGTTGCCGAGGCTTTCGACGGTGACTTCGCTGTTGTCTTGGCTGTTGACGGAGTGGGTCGCCTCGCCAAAGAAATCGGCCCCCTGCGGGTTGCTCGACTTGATGGCGAGAGCGATATAGGAGGAAATTTTGAGCGCCATTTTTTCAAACGAGATGGCGTCCGACACATCGCGGAGGTGGTTGATGGACGGGGCGAGAGGCGTGACGTAGCGGAGCTCGTCGCCTTGGCTGGCCTCGCCAACGTGGATGAGTTGCTGCGCGGGGATGTCCTCAAAACGCTGCGCGGGGTCAACGCCATCGCCGACCAGATGGCGGTAGAAGATCGGGCGTAGCTGCGGATTGACCACCACGCCGTCGATGATGTTCTGCGCGCCTTCGCGGGCGGTCGGGTTGCTCGGCTCGTAGATCGAAGAGCGGGCATCGCCGATGCGGTGGGCAAGGATGAGTTGCAACGCGGGATACCCAGTGCTTTGTGCCGTGGCGCGGAAGAAAACCTCGCCGTCGCGGTCGATGGCAACCGAGGCAATGCGCTGCATCTCGCGCCAAGTGTATCGGCCTTGGATGTCGGCCACGCGGCTCCATTGTTCAAAGAAAGTTTCGGCGGCGTTGTCCCATGCTTCGTCGCCGCTTCGGGCCTGCGGGCGGATGCCCGTGCCTGTGGCGTATCTGGCCTTTTCGCAAATCAGCCCACGGACAAATGGCATATTGTTATACACCCAGCGGCTCAACTTCATCAGCCGCTCGCGGTCGGCTCCGCTGACATCAATGTGCGAATCGGTCGCTGTGGCGTTGTAAGGGAATCGACGCTGAATCGAAGGCCGCGCGGCATCGTAGCTTTGCGCCTTCGGGCTGAAGGCTTTGGTCACAAGTTTCCAGCGGTCGGCGAGTTTCATCAGTGCAGCGGGTAGTTGAAGGCCGCGATGGCGGTCTTGGAGGTCTTGCGTGTCAGCCAGAGTTCGAGGTCGGCGCTGGACAGATTGCGGATCTGGTTCCAGGCGTAGAAGGCGAGCTCGGCGACGGTGCCGGCGGTCTGGTCGGGCGGGAGGCTGTAGCTGTAGGACTTGCCACCCATCGAGGCGCTGACCAACACGCGGCCGCCCTCTTTCGCCACGGTAAAGTTGTTGGCGGCGATCGTCTCAAGCGCCGCGACTGTTTTCAGCGCGTCTTTGTTGTTGGCAACCCAAACACTAAAAACAAAGGAGCGTGGCGACATTGCTCACGCGATCGGATGTCAATCGGCGGGCGTGGCCGCGGCGGGCTTGATGATGTTGCCGTATTCGGCCAAGGCCAAAATCATCAGCTCGGCGTCGAGCATGTGGTTCGGCCGGCGCCCAATCTGCTTCCAGAGATAGGTCTCACGGCCGGTCAGGGGTGATCGGCGCATGATTTTGCGGTGGGCGTCGAGGTGCGCTTTGTATTCTTCGGAGGCATCAGCGGCTACGGTCCAGGCTGGGCCTTGGCCGCCGCGGAGCCACTCGAGAACGTCCTGCGCGGCGGGCGAACTGAAGAGCATGAGAAACCATCCGCGCCGGTAGGGTTTGATGACGGAGATGGCTTTGCGGAGGGATTTGCCGAATTTGACGCCGTAGCCCTCAAGTCGGTCTTCACCTTTGGCCGGGATGTATCGGTTGCGGATACAAACGTCCAAGACTTCGTCGGTGCGGAATCCGCTGTCGACCACGACTAACTTGGCCATCATTCCGCCGATGTTGCGCTGGGTGTCGAGTCCGAGCTCGGTGACTTTGAACTCGAGGTCGGCCCAGGTGGTCAGACGGCCTTCGTCGATGAGTTTGCTGCTGCCGTCTTTGGCGAACGAGCGGCAGACGAAATAGAAGCAGTCTTGCTGCACGTCGACCGCCATGATGCGGGCCGTGCCTTCCTCAACTGGCGAGCGCAGGGCGTATTCGCCGACGGTGAGCGGCCGGCTCTCGGTGGTCATGGCCTCCTCCCACGGCTCGGCGAGGATGCTGTTGACGAAATCTTGCAAGCCCATGAGGGATTGTTTGTCTTGGAGGAATTTGACGGCCAGGGCGCCGAAGCTGCGGCGCACGGAGTAGAGCGCGGACAAGTGGTAGCTGCGATGGCCGGGGAGAGCGCCAAGGTTTTCCGCGCGCCATTCGCCTTCGCGGAGCATTTTGGTTTTGCTGGCGTCGGTGATGTGGCCGTTGCAATGTGGGCACTCGAGGCGGGCGGTTTCGCGGACGCGCTTTAGATCCCATCGGTTGTCGTCGATCTTGGCGTCGTCGTCCCATTTCATCATGGGCCAGTTGAGCAGGGTCATCTCGCCGCAATGCGGACACGGCACCCAGTAGCGGCGTTGGTCGCCTTCGAGCCAGGCTTTCCAGATCGAACCTTCCTGCGTGGTGGGCGTGCTGGTTTGCACGATGAGCGCCATAGGGAAGGACGCGGTGCGTTGCACGGCGAGCTGGACGGCGGCGGCTTCTTGCTTGGTCTTGGTTTTGTATTTGTCCACCTCGTCGAGGCAGAGAAGCGAGATGCTGCGGCCGGCGAGGTTGCCCGGGCTGTTTGATCCGACGAACCAGAGGTGCATTCGACGGAATGCCTGGTCGAGGTTTTTGAATTTGTCTTTGTTGCTGGGCATCTCGGCGCGGAGCACTTCGTTGTCGTCGATCATCACTTGCCAGCGGGACTCACTGAAGCTCTGGGCGTTGGTCTGCGTGTCGAGCACCCAGAGGGCCGGCGCTGGTGCGCGGCACAGGCGGTAAGCCATGCCGACTTGGATGGCCGTGCTCTTGGCCACTTGGGCGCCGCAAAGCAAAGCCATGGAACGAACGCCGCTGGCGGGGTGGAACGCATCGAGCCATTCGCGCATGTAAGGGTAAGATCGAACGCGAAACGGCCCCGGGGATGACGTGAAGCGAGACGAAAAAGAGATATTGGCCTCGGCCCACTCGGTAACCGACTGCCGCGGATGCGGCACCCATTGGGCCTGCCACATGGCGCGGGATCGGGCGCTTGAATCAGGAATCCAGGCGCAGGGCATTGCCGGTGTTGCTGAGTGTGCTGAAGACCTGCTCGAGGTAGTCGGCCACGGTGTCGCGGGCTAACTCGGGGTCGGATGGGTTGGCTGCCTGGGCGATGGCGGCCGGCATGGCCTCGAGGAGTGAGCGCAGCTTGCCCGTCTCCTCGGCGATCACGGCCTGCACTTGGTCTCGGTGCATAAGGGTCTGGGCCTCTTGCTCGCTTTTGACCATGTCGCGCTTGCGGATCTCGTGGGCCTCTTCCGCGTCCTTTACCGTGCGGCTGGCGGCGCTGCGCTCTTGGATCGTGCTGGCCCGCTCAAAGTCGCTGACTGCGATGCGGCGGAGTTTGTCGGTGACGGCGAGATCGTCGGGCAGTTCGGGCAGGGCGGAAAGGCCGATGGGCTCCGGGGTCGAAGTTGGCCCGGCGTTTGCCTTGGTGCGTTTGGTGCTTTGGTTAACCCGTCGCCACGCCAGCGCGTCTTCGACGCTGGTTAGCGGCATTCCGCGTTTGGCGGCTTTGGCTACGGCTTGCTGGCTAATGCCAAGCGCCTTCGCCATTTGACCTTGAGACAACCCGTTCCCCACAACCCACAACCATTGTCAAGGGTTGTAGGCTCGCAGGAAAACATCGGTCTGGTTCGGGCACTTGCGTTGTATG